ATTTAGTAAAAAGAATAAAAGAAGTTACTAATGCTAGAGATTATCACGCTTTAAGTGGTTCAACTGTTGAAAGCGGAGATGCAGCTGCATGCGCGTTAGGATCAACACCTAATACATATTATCACAACGCTGGTTCAGCAGGAGGATATACTACAGGTACATATGTTTATACAAGTAGAAGAGCTTATGATAAACATTATTTACCAGATGGGTATTATAAAGTATCACACGATGGTTCAACCTTTAAAAGCATACAAATAAGTGGTGGTCAAATAGCTTCTACTCCATCTACTTGTAGATAAATTAAATTAAATTAAATTAAATATAATGGGAAAAAAAGAAAAGTTGGTTGACTTAAAACCAAAAGTAGATAAAATATCTGACGAGCATTTAAAACAAATGCAAAATATAGTAAATACTATAAACAGTATTCAATTTAACGTTGGTAAAATTGAAGGGCAAAAACATACATTACTTCATGATTTAAGTATATCACAAAAAAAAATACTAGAAATGCAAGATATATTTTCTAAAGAATATGGTTCTTTTGATATAAATATAGCAGATGGAACTATAAATTGGCCTAAAGATGAAAAATAATATCATTAGGAAAATTACTATAGGTAAAGATTATAAAAACGATTCAATGCATTACTCTGTAGGCCAAGAGGTTTACGGTGGTCATAAAATCTGTGATATAATAGAAGAAGAAGATAAATATTGTATTTATATTAGAAAAGGAGATATAGTTATACCATGGAAAGATTTTAATAAAAATATGGCTATATCAGTTGAGTATAACTTAGAATACTAATGAAAGCTTATAAAGAGTTTATAGTATCACCTATAGGTGAAAGATATAATAATTCTAAAAAAGTTGGAGACAAAGATCTTATATTAAATACTGAAGTATATAATCATCAATTTGTAAACAGAAGAGCTAAAGTTATAGACACACCATTATTATCTAAATCACTAATTAATATAAATGATGAAGTAATAGTTCATCATAATGTATTTAGAAGATGGTACGACGTAAAAGGTAAAGAAAGAAATAGTAAGTCTTATTGGAAGGATAATAAATATATAATTACTGAAGATCAAATATTTCTTTACAAAGACTTTATTTGGAAAGCTATGCCAGGATACAGTTTTATTAAACCATTAAAAGCTGTTAATAGTCTTAACATAGAAAGCGAAAGACCATTAATAGGTATAATAAAATACTCTGATGATACCTTTAATAAAGAAGAATTAGTAGGATTTAAGCCTAATAGTGAATATGAGTTTATTATTGACGGGGAAAGATTATATAGAGTTATGAATAATTTTATTACAATTAAATATGAATATCAAGGAAACGAAGAAGAGTATAATCCAAGCTGGGCATATAGCAGTTGAAGAATTAATTAAAGTAGCAAAAGAAGCTATTGTAGATTCAGGTGATGACGTTTCAGCTGACAGATTAAAAAATGCAGCAGCAACTAAAAAGTTAGCTATATTTGATGCATTTGAAATATTAAACAGAATCCACGAAGAAGAGAACATGTTGGACGGTAAACCAATAGAAGAGAAAAAAGAAGTAAAGTTTAAAGGATTCGCAGAAGGTAGATCTAAATAATGTATAAACAAACGCTAGTAAAGGTTGTAGAACCTATAAAGCTAAACACTATTAAAAGACTTAATAAGTCTAAAAAGTGGAAATATGGATATAACAAGGAATCCGATATAGTTTGTATATCTAAAACCGGTATAATAGGTGAAATTATAGAGATACAAGGTTTTCAAATAGCTTTACCTAAACAACCTAAAGAAATATACTCTTGTAGTAAAGTTAAGTCAGAGCAAAAATGGAAACAATTTCCAGCTAACCCTGATTTTAAAAGAATTAAAACTGTATTTGATTGGCAAGAATATCCAGATGATTTTAAAGAAAAGCATTATGGATATATAGATGAAGAGTTTAGAAGAAGAGAAGAGGGTTTTTGGTTTATGAATAATGGTAAACCAACTTATATAACGGGTACGCATTATATGTACTTACAATGGAGTAAGATTGATGTTGGAGCCCCAGATTATAGAGAAGCAAATAGATTGTTTTATATATTTTGGGAAGCCTGTAAAGCAGATCACAGAAGTTACGGAATGTGTTATTTAAAAAATAGACGTTCTGGTTTTTCATTTATGAGTTCAGCTGAAACTGTTAATTTAGCGACTTTAGCTAGTGATAGTAGATTTGGTATATTATCTAAAACTGGTAGTGACGCAAAGAAAATGTTTACAGATAAAGTGGTGCCAATTAGTTTGAATTACCCATTCTTCTTCAAACCAATACAGGACGGTATGGACAGACCAAAGTCCGAACTCGCTTATAGGGTACCCGCAAAAAAGTTTACTCGTAAAAAAATGAGGGAACGTGAAGAACAAGATGATATGGAGGGTCTTGATACTACTATTGACTGGAAGAATACAGGTGATAATAGCTATGATGGTGAAAAATTATCTTTATTAGTACACGATGAAAGTGGTAAATGGGAAAGACCTGATAATATAAAAAATAACTGGAGAGTTACAAAAACTTGCTTAAGATTGGGTAGTAGAGTGGTTGGTAAATGTATGATGGGATCTACTTCTAATGCTTTAGACAAAGGAGGTGATAATTTTAAAAATTTATACAACAATTCAGATGTTACAAAACGAAATAGAAATGGACAGACTAAGTCAGGATTATATTCTCTGTTTATTCCTATGGAATGGAATTACGAGGGTTTCATCGATGAATACGGACAGCCTGTATTCAACACTCCTAGAGAACAAAAATTTGATCCACACGGATTAGAAATAGACTACGGAGTTATAGATCACTGGGAAAATGAAGCTGATGGATTAAGAGATGATCAAGATGCTTTAAACGAATTTTATCGACAGTTTCCTAGAACAGAAGAACACGCATTCAGAGATGAAACAGGGCACAGTTTATTTAACCTTATAAAAATATACGAGCAAATAGATTATAATGAGGGAAATAGAAACTCATCAGTATTAACACCTGGTAATTTTCAATGGGCTAATGGCGTTAAAGATACTAGAGTAACCTTTAATCCAGATCCTAAAGGAAGATTTAAGGTTAGTTGGGTACCAAATTTTAATTTGCAAAATAATGTTATTTTAAGAAATGGTATAAAGTACCCAGGCAATGAACATATGGGCGCGTTTGGTTGTGACTCATATGATATATCAGGAACAGTAGATGGAGCGGGATCAAAAGGAGCTTTACATGGGTTAACTAAGTTTTCAATGGAAGACGCTCCAGCTAACACGTTCTTTTTAGAATATATAGCAAGACCTCAAACGGCTGAAATATTTTTTGAAGATGTTTTAATGGCTTTAATATTTTATGGAATGCCGATACTTGCTGAAAATAATAAACCAAGACTATTATACTATTTACGTAGAAGAGGATATAGAGGATTTAGTATGAATAGACCAGATAAAATGTGGAATAAACTATCTGTAGCAGAAAAAGAAGTTGGTGGTATACCAAACTCTAGTGAAGATATAAAACAAGCTCATGCAGCAGCTGTGGAGATGTATATTAATGACCATGTTGGCCTATTAAAAGACGGTACTTACGGAACTATGTATTTTAACGAAACTTTAAATGATTGGTCTAAATTTGATATAAATAAAAGAACTAAACACGATGCTTCCATAAGTTCAGGTTTAGCAATTATGGCTTGTAATAGACATTTATATAGACCTAATCCAGATAAAAACAAAAAACCTATATCAATAAATATATTGAAATATAATAACAAGGGATTTCAATCGAAAATAATAAATAACAAAGTATGATATCAGACGCTCATATAAATTTTCCATCTCAAGCAGTTAGTGATTTAGAAAAATTATCAGAAGATTATGGACTTAAAGTAGCAAAAGCTATAAGACAAGAATGGTTCACTGGAGTAACTTCTAAATTTGATGGTAATATAAATAATTATCATCAATTAAGATTATACGCAAGAGGAGAACAATCAGTTCAAAAATATAAAAATGAATTATCTATAAATGGTGATTTATCTTACCTTAATTTAGATTGGAAACCTGTTCCAATTATCCCTAAATTTGTTGACATAGTCGTCAACGGAATGTCACAAAGAAATTACGAAATAAGTTGTTATGCACAAGACCAATATGGTGTTAGTAAAAGAACTGAATATATGGAATCTCTATTGAGAGATATGAGAGCTAAAGATTTTAGTACCTTAGTACAAGAACAATTTGGTATAGATATATCTGAAAACGATCAAGAAACTTTACCAGAAAATGAAGAAGAGCTAGCTTTACATATGCAAATTGGGTACAAACAAGCTATAGAAATAGCAGAAGAACAAGCTATAGATGTTTTAATGGAAAACAGCGATTATGATTTAGTAAGAAGAAGGTGTCTATATGACTTAGTTACACTAGGTATCGGTGCTACAAAAACTACATTTGACTGGACGGAAGGAGCTAAAGCAAGATATGTTGATCCAGCTAATCTAGTATACTCATATACAGAGTCCCCATATTTTGATGACATATATTATGTTGGTGAAATAAAAGAAATACCAATAAATGAATTAGTAAAAGAATTTCCTGAATTAACAGAAAGTGAAATAAAAGAAATAACAGATAACTCTGGGAGAACTGTATATAGTCAAAACAATTATAGACTTAACGCAGACAAGAATAAAATAGAAGTGCTTTATTTTAATTATAAAACTCACATGAACGATGTTTACAAATTAAAAACGGTAGGTAGTGGTGCTGAAAAGATTATTCAAAAAGATGACACATTTGATCCACCTGTAGAAAGTATGGATGGAAATTTTCAAAAATTAGAAAGAGTTGTTGAAGTATTATATGAAGGTGTATATTTAATAGGCGCAGATAAATTACTAAAATGGAAAATGGCTGATAACATGATGAGGAGTGATTCTGATTTTGGTAGCGTTAAGATGAATTATCAAATAGTAGCTCCTAGAATGTATAAAGGAAAGTTAGAATCTATAGTTAGTAGAATAACGGGTTTTGCTGATATGATACAACTTACTCATTTGAAGTTACAACAAGTAATGTCAAGAATGGTACCTGATGGTGTATATCTTGATGTAGATGGTATAGCTGAAGTAGATCTTGGTAACGGAACAAATTACAATCCTCAAGAAGCGTTAAATATGTTTTTTCAAACTGGTTCCGTTATTGGTAGAAGTTTTACAGGGGATGGAGATGGTAATCCAGCTAAAGTACCTATTCAACAAATTCAAAATGGTGCCGGCGGAAATAAAATTCAAAGTTTAATTACTACGTATAATTATTATTTACAAATGATAAGAGATACTACCGGATTAAACGAAGCAAGAGATGCTGCCACTCCAGATAAAAACGCTTTAGTAGGCGTGCAAAAATTAGCAGCAGCAAACTCTAATACAGCAACTAGACACATCTTACAGTCTATGTTATATTTGACTGCGGAAGTAGCAGAGTGTATGTCATTAAGAATATCTGATATTATCGAATATTCTCCGACTAAAGAAGCATTTATACAAGCTATTGGAGCACACAACGTTGCTACATTAGAAGAATTAACTGAATTACATCTTTATGATTTTGGTATATTTATAGAACTATTACCAGATGAAGAAGAAAAAGCTATGTTAGAAAACAACATTCAAGCAGCTATAGCGCAACAATCAATTGACCTAGATGACGCTATTGATTTAAGATCTATTAGAAATGTTAAACTAGCTAATCAATTATTAAAAGTAAAAAGAAAAGCTAAAATGTCTAGAGATCAAGCAATGCAACAGCAGAATATTCAAGCTCAAGCAGCAGCTAATGCGCAACAACAACAAGCAGCCGCACAAGCTGAGATGCAAAAACATCAAGCTAAAGCACAGGCAGAAGGTCAATTAGAGCAAACAAAAAATCAATTAAAAATTCAATTTTTACAACAAGAGATTCAAGCTAAAAAAGAATTAAT